GATCCACCAACATCGCAAGCTATTGGCTTGGCGGTGTGGCCGCATCCTACCAGCGCTGGGAAGGTATCGTCATGAAGTACCTGCAAGCGGTGCAGGTATATGTCCGTACGGCCGATGAGGCATCCCTGCGAACGGTTACCAACACCGATGCCGGCGCCGCCTACATCCCACAGGGAAGTCGCAACCGGCGCTCGATCGAGCAGCTCATGTCGCGGGCGGCGCCTGCGGTCCGCGGTGAACTTCCGGATGGCGTCAAATTCCTGACGGCCGGCGTGGACGTTCAGGCGTCGCGGTTCGTGGTCGAGGTTTGGGGGTGGGGTGTTGGGCTGGAGCGGTGGATCATCAATCGGTTTGATATTGGCGTGAGCCGTCGGACCGATGAGGGCCGCCAGCTCGGGTTGGATCCGGCCGCGTTCGTAGAGGATTGGGACCTGCTCATCGATGAGGTCATCCGCAAGGAGTATGGCGGCCTGCGCCCCGTTCTCACGCTCGTGGATTCTGGCGGCTCCTCTGGGGTCACGTCGCGGGCCTATGAATTCTGGCGTAAACTCCGGCATCAGGGGTTTGGGAAGCAGCTCCAGTTGGTGAAGGGCGATGGCACGATGACCGCCCCACGAACAAAGATGACCTGGCCCGATTCGCAAGACAGAAAGGACAGGCAAGCGGGAAGTCGGGGTGATGTCCCGGTGTGGCGGCTCAATGTGAACATGCTGAAGGATGCCGTGAGTGGGGACCTTGCGCGTGACGTGGAGGGGCCCGGTTACGTTCACTTCGCGTCGTGGCTTCTGGAAGAGGTGCCCGGCTATTTCGAGGAGTTGACCGCCGAGACTCGAACTGCGAAGGGGTGGGTCAAGCAGAATGGGACGCGCAATGAGGCATTCGATTTGCACGTATACAACCGCGCGGCTTGCATCATCCTCAATGCCGAGCAGATTGATTGGGAGCGCCCCCCGGGTTGGGCGATGGGCGTGCCCAACCCCGAAGCCCCGCGGTTGCCTCCCACACCTCCCTCGCGGCCCGGTGGCGGGTACCTTTCCCGCGCGCACAACGGATATCTGAAGAGGTAGCTATGGCTTGGACCCAGCTTGAACTCGATGCCCTAGACCAAGCGATATCCTCGGGCGCCACCAGCGTCAGCTATGCCGGCCGGCAAGTCAGCTATCGGTCGCTGGATGAAATGATCCGGTTGCGCAACATGATCCGGGCCGATCTCGGGATCGGAACCAATGGCGGGATCACGTACCAGACGCCGGCCTACTCGAAGGGGCTGACATCGTGAACTTCCTAGACCGCACCATCGGGTTCCTGAATCCATCGCGTGGGCTTTCGCGGGCGCGGGCCCGCGCGGCCATCTCTGCCCTGTCCGATTATGAGGCAGGCACCCAAGGGCGCCGCACGGCGAATTGGCTTACGCGAAACAGCAGCGCCAACCTCGAACTCCAAAGCACCCTGGCACTGATGCGCTCCCGGCACCGGGATCTCGTGCGCAACAATCCGTGGGCGGCCCGCGCGGTCCAGGCTGTGGTGGCCAACACCGTCGGTCACGGGATCACCGGCGAGCTCAAAAATTCCAGCAAGGGGTTGGCCGCCGATTGGCTGACTTGGTGCGGCTCGACTGATTGCGACGCTGATGGGATCCACGACATCTACGGGCTCACGGCCCTCGCCATGCGTGCGGTCGCCACCAGCGGTGACGTGATCATCCGGGCTCGGTTCCGGAAAAAGTCTGACGGCTATGCGATCCCGTTGCAGATCCAGTTGCTCGAAGGTGATTACCTCGACTCAGCCAAGACCAGCGAAGAGAAGGGTGGCAAGCGAATCATTCAGGGCATCCAGTTTGACGCCATCGGTCAGCGGGAAGGATTCTGGATGTACAAAAACCATCCCGGCGATTCCCTTGCCTCGGGCGGGTCGGTGTTTGTCCCTGCGGATCGGGCTTCCATCATTTACCGCCCGGATCGGCCGGGGCAAGTCCGGGGGGCGCCGTGGGGTCACTCGGCAATGATCACTCTCCGGGATCTCGATGAGTACGAGGATGCATTTTTGCTTCGGCAAAAGCTCGCCAACTGCGTCACCGGGTTCGTGTACGACCATTCCCCCGACTTGTCTGGCGGCGAGACAAACCTGCCAATGCCCGAGACTCTGGAGCCGGGCTTGATCGCCGGACTTCCCGCGGGCAAGGAGATCAAGTTCAATGACCCACCGAAGGGAGATGACTACGGCCCGTACACGCGGGATGTCCTTCTGCGCGTGGCCGCGGCGTACGGGATCACCTACCAGGCCCTCACCGGGGATTTATCGTCGGTGAACTTCTCTTCCGGTCGCATGGGTTGGCTGGAGATGCACCGGAACATCGAGCAGTGGCGCTGGCACATGCTCATCCCGATGATGTTGGAGCGAATCTCCAAGTGGTGGTTTGAGGCGGCAGCCCTTTCCGGCAAGCGGGTGACCGGGCGCGAGCGTGTCGCGTGGACCCCGCCACGCCGTGAGATGCTGGATCCGACAAAAGAGGTGGCCGCTGCACTGGAAGCTGTGCGCGGGGGGCTTTACTCTTTGCCCCAAGTTCACCGAGAATCAGGGCTGACGACTTCGGCTGTGTTCGCCGAGATTGCAGAAGCCAACAAAATGGCCGACGAATTGGGACTTGTTCTCACCTCGGATGGCCGGAACCAGAACAAGGCTGCTCCTCAACCCGCAGCGGCACCTTCGCCGCCGGATGAACCACCGGAGTCTGACGAATGATAAAGTTGTACGGCGAGATTGGTTGGGAGGTGACCGCTGATGCGTTCCTCCAATCCCTGGATGAACATCCGCCCGGCACCCTCGATGTCCGGATAAATTCTGTCGGCGGCGATGTGTTCCAAGGGCTGGCCATCTACAATGCCTTGACCCGTTGGGACGGCGAGACGGTTGCGCACATCGACGGGCTTGCCGCCTCGATGGCCAGCGTCATCGCGATGGCGGCCGGGAAGGTCGTGATGGCTTCGGCTTCCCTTCTCATGATTCACAATCCCCAAACCTTCGCGTCTGGTGACCAGCACGATCTCGCAAAGCGGGTTGAGCTTCTGGAAACTGTGCGCGGGGTTATGGTCGCCTTGTACTCGAAAAAGACAGGGCTGACCGAGGAGCAAGTCATCCAGATGCTCGATGCTGAGACCTGGATGGACGCGGCAACGGCAAAGCGGTTGGGCTTCGCGGATGAAGTCATTGAAGAGGATGTCGATATGGCTGCCTGCTTGCGGGCGGTTGATCTCGGCAAGTTCCAGAATGTTCCCGAGTTTGTTCTGACCCTAAAGCAAAACACCGAGCCGCAAGGAGGCAACGTGAAAGATAACCCGAAAGATGAAGCAACCCCTGCAGCCATCAAGGCTGCCGTGGACGCAGCGACGGCGACCGAGCGTAAGCGGGTCGCTGAAATCCACTCGTTGTGCTCGAAGCACCGGGTGACTGACCTGGCGGCAAAGTTCATTGATGCCGGCAGCGAGGTGCCCGAGGTCCAAGCAGCGATCCTCGAACATCTCGCGGCGAGCCAGCCGATCATCAGCGGCCCATCCGGGCGCGAGCAGGGCCACACGATCGAGGACAGCCGGGACAAACTCCGTGGCGCCGCAAGTCAGTGGTTGCTGGCTCGGGTCGGCGAGCAGGAAGGCGGCAAGCGCGTGGTTGTGGCCGGGGATAACCCGTTCAAGGGCATGCGCATGGTGGACATGGCGCGGGAATCGCTGGTCATTGCCGGCGCACCGATCCGGGGTCTGAATCCCCTGCAGGTGGTTGCCGCGGCCATCACCCACGGCACGTCGGACTTCCCCAACATCCTTCAGGAAGCCATCAACAAGGTCCTGTTGAATGCCTTCAACACGGCCGGCGACACGTGGAGCCGGTTCTGTGCGGTGGGCGATCTGTCGGACTTCAGGCCCCACTGGCGGCACATCGCCGGCAGCTTCTCGGATCTGGCTCAGCTGAATGAGAGCGGCGAGATTCAAGATGGCACGCTGGACGACACCCGCAAGGAGTCGATCACCGGCAAGACGATGGCGCGGATTTTGAACCTGAGCCATCAGGCGATCGTCAACGATGACATGGGCGTGTTCACCGGCGCGGCTCGGGCGCTCGGTCGTTCTGCGCGGCGCTCGGTTGAGCGGGATGTCTACGCACTCCTGGCTCTTGGAACGGACATGGGCCCGACCATGAGCGATTCCACCACCCTGTTCCACGCCAACCACGCCAACGTCGGCACCGGTGCGCCGTCCACGGCCGCGGTTGCGGCCGCGATGAACATCCTCATGTCTCAGAAGCTGCCCAGCGCAAGCTCGGGTGTGGATGAGTTCATTGACCTGGCCAGCCCACCGATCTTCGTCGGCCCTCTGGGCTTGGCGCAGGACATGAAGGTGGTCAACGAGTCGCAGTTCAACCACGATTCCACCAAGCTGAATCAGCCCAACAAGTCGCGCGGGATGGTTGGTGACATCGTCGGTACCCCGCGGCGGACTGGAAACCCGTGGTACCTGTTCGCCAATCCCAGCGAGCTGCCCGTGATTGAGGTCGGCTTTGTCCAGGGTCAGCGCGAACCGCAACTGGCCATGGAGGAATCCTTCCGCCAGTACGGGGTTGCCTGGCGCGTGGTCTATGACTACGGGGTTGCCGCGGTGAACTGGTTGGGCGCGTACCGCTCGACTGGCGTGTAATGTGAACGGGGCGCCGTGGTGCGGCGCCCCCACCTGAAGTCGGAAAGAGGATCCATTCATGAGGAATTATATCGGCCCTGGTGACGTC